ACTCACCACCATGTTGTGTAGTTGCTTGGGCGTTTGCTTGCGCGGAGGCTTGCGTTTGGGTTGGCAGTCCTTGCAATTCTTTGAACTGATGGTCATCAGCACGGCACCTTTCATACCTCGTGCTTGCATTTGCGCACGAGATAGTCGGCGTTTGAATTGGGCAAGGGGCTTTTCTGCCCCGCATTTCGCACATTTTTTGTAGTCCTTTTGCATGAGAAAGACCTTTCTTTTTAGTGGGAGATACCCACTTGTTGCCTTGTGATACCCACCATTTTGCAGGAGGGGACAACCTAGTGGGTGCGGTAATTTACCAGTAAACATCGAGGTCTGCATAGTACCATCCCCCAATACCTATCTGATTTACAGAATACTAAAACCTTTTTTCTTTTTTTCAAACAAAACCACACCCACTTCCCCGTATATATATATATCTATCTTTTTATCTCTTATATATATATAGGTATTGTGGGCTGGACAATGCTTGAAGCCCCGCAGATATTGACGATGCCGATACCCACTAGGTTGGCAAGATGCGCAAAATGGTGGGTACGATACCCACTACTGTATTTAAACACAGTAGAAGGATTAGTTACTGTACTGGCAGACAGTGTGTCTGCCAGTTTGCCTGTTGTCAGAGGAGGTTTAGCTGTTTGCATTGGGTCTTTATGGTGTGCCAGTCCTCTTTCCAGCGTGCCTGTCGCAGTATCTCTGCACGCCGTGGGTCTTTGAGTCTGAGTTCCTCGTCGGCTTTGAGTTGCGCCTTGAGGGCGCTGAGTTTGGCTTTGATTGATGGTTTCATGGTGTTCTTCCTTAAACGAACAGATACCAGATTGGTGTGAAGCTACGCTTGCAAGCAATAGCCATGCGGTATTCGGATGCCATGATCTGGCGGATTTCTTTCAGTTGAGACTTGGTCATGATTACTTTCCAGTTAAGTTGAATGCGACCGATCAAATTATTTGAACGATCAGGGGCTGAATGGACAAGAAAAGAAACAGCGGCGGGACAGGACATCCACGCCGCTTTGAAAAAACTCGCAGACAAGTTGTCTGCCAGTTTCAGATTGCAGCCAAAAAGCGACGCTTCTCAGCAGCAGTCATTCCCTCGTACGCTGTCACAAGGCGAGCAACCTTGTCGATCTTCTTGCTTGTCTTTGGTTTCGGTGTGGCGGTTTCCACATCCACAAAGATGTTGTCGAGAATCCTGTCTGTGCGTTTCTGCTCAGCAGTACCCCGCCCGAACGTCAAGCCACGCTGTCCCTCGTATGCCTTGACCTTGCTCGTAGGTAACAGGCTGACGTAGTACACAACGTATGGCACAGCATCCTTGCGTGTGCCTATGCCGTTCTTAAGCAGTGTCTCCAACAAACTGACAGACGAGATGTCTGCGAGTTTCAGAGTAGGCACGATGGCGTTGTAGGTGTTGGTGTTGATGTGTGTTGCAAGTTTCACGGTTAACTCTCCAAAAGAAAAACCCCGCAACTGGCGGGGCAACAGATCGACTGGAATTCCCAACCGATGAATCTATTATAGCACAAACAGGTTGTGGTATCCCCTTGACATGGTATATGTGTATACCTTAGACCCCACCGTACCCCCATCCCCCTTTGTGGACAGCGACGACCCGTCTGGCCATGAACACTATTCCCCACCGATTCTCAACACTTCTGTAATACTTAACATCTACAACACACCCCCCGTCAAGTCAAAACGCCCCTACCCCCATAAATTTTTATAAAATTTAGAAATAACCGCCCATAAAAAAGCCCCCGGCATTGCTGACGGGGGCTAAAAGACTTTGCAGTCTAGGAGAAGCAGCGGTTGCCCGCAACTTGAAATAAGTGTACACTGCAACCCAACGCGCAACAACCCTGTGTAAAAACACAGCTTATAAAAATGTTGGAGCATTTGGTGCAGTTTTCCCCAGACGACACCGGTCTGGAAGATTTCGTAACAATAGCTGCTGTAGATACGGCGGAACTTCTGTCGGCGCAAATTGCCACCGCGCAGTGGCTAGAAGAATTGGGCGCAACGCCTGACGAGAAGATACATACAGAAACCCAGACCCATTTGGCACGCGACGCTTTTAAGATGATCGTGTCTGACCAAGACACCGACGAACAAAAGACAAAACTCCTGCAACTCAAAACCCCCGCCGCTGTGCGCCACATCACGGGCATGCTCACAGCCTACGACTGGGAATTTGTACAGATGGCCAAGGAACTCCGTGGGTACACGGTGGCCAAGTTGTTTGAGGAAACGCAATCCCCCAACGCCAACATCCGCTTGAAAGCTTTAGGCTTACTGGGTAAAGTTACAGAAGTTGGGTTATTCACCGACAAGATTGAAATCAAAAAGACCGATCTGACAGACGAGGAAATTGACCGCAAGCTCAAAGAGAAGCTGGCCAAGTTCATGGGTGTGCAAGACGCAGAGCCAATAGAAGACATAGAAATAAACGAGAGCAAAGATGAAACTGAACGATCTGACGCTCAGCCCGACTGAAGCGCAGGCGATTCAACGCGCCCTCCCCACCATGAGCCTCAAGGAAAAGATTGAACTCATGGACATGTTGGAGGAACGTGAGAAGCGGTACGCGCTGGTGGCCGGGCGCACGGACATGATTAAGTTTGCCTTGCACGTCTACCCCGGATTCAAGGTCGGGCCGCACCACCGGAAGCTGGCCAAGATATTTCAGGACGTGATTGCGGGAAAGAAAAAAAGGGTGATTATTAATATTGCCCCTCGGATGGGTAAGTCCGAGTTCTCCAGCTATTTGTTCCCCGCGTTCTTCCTAGGGAACTTCCCTAATAAGAAGATCATCATGGGAACGCACACCGCATCGCTGTCCGAGGACTTCGGACGCAGAGTCAGAAACTTACTGGACGATGAGCAATACCATGAACTCTTTCCTCAAACGCTTGTGGCAGACGATCAGAAGGCTGCTGGAAAGTGGTCTACTGCTGCTGGTGGTCAGTATTATGCTGCCGGTGTTGGTGGTGCTCTGGCTGGTCGGGGAGCTGATCTTTTCGTTATCGACGACCCGCATTCTGAGCAAGATGTTAAAGCCAATAGCCGACTCGCCTTCGACACGGCGTGGTCGTGGTTCCAGACAGGCCCACTCCAACGACTGATGCCGAACGGGGCGATCATTGTCATCATGACGCGCTGGGGGCCGTTGGACTTGACCGGTCGCCTAATACAGTACCAAGCCAATAACCCAGACTCACCCCAGTGGGAGATCGTGGAGCTACCGGCCATACTGAACGAAGGTAAGGAGAACGAGAAGTCGCTCTGGCCGGAGCAGTGGCCGCTGGAGTCCCTCCTGAGCGCCAAGTCCTCAATGGAGCCACGGTACTGGAACGCGCAGTACATGCAGCAGCCAACCAGCGACACGGCGGCGATCATCTCCAGAAAGCACTGGCGCATATGGGAACCCAAAGAACCCCCCAGTTGTGAGTACATCATCCAGAGCTGGGACACGGCGCACGAGACAAAGAGCACATCTGACTACAGTGCGTGCACAACGTGGGGCGTGTTCTACAACGAGGAAGAAAACAGCAAGGCACAGGTGATACTGCTGGACGCGTTCAAGGACAGGATGCCGTTCCCTGAACTCAAGGTATCTGCCTTCAAGCATTGGACGGAGTGGGAGCCGGATGCGTTCATTGTTGAGAAGAAAGCCGCTGGTGGCCCCCTGATCCAAGAGCTTCGGGCGATGGGCATCCCGGTGCAGGAATTTACACCCAGCCGTGGAAACGATAAGATGGTGCGTGTCAACGCCGTGGCCGACATGTTTGCATCCGGCTTGGTATGGGCACCAGACACACGCTGGGCACGCGAAGTGATTGAAGAAGTTGCGGCCTTCCCTGTGGGGGAGAACGATGACTACGTGGACACGACCACCCAAGCACTGCTGCGCGTCAGACAAGGTGGCTTCATCAGAATCGACACCGATGAGCCAGACGAACCCCGATTTTTCAAGCGCCGATCAGCGGCGTACTACTGAGGATAAATGATGGCCACCAATATAGATAAAGCTCTGTTCCAGCAACCCCAAGGCATAGAGTCGCTTGCCCAAGAGGAAGACCCGATTGAAATTGAGATCATTGACCCGGAAGAGGTCAACATCCACGCAGGGGACTTGGAGCTGAGCATCAAGCCCGGTGAAGAGGAAGATACCTTTGACGAGAACTTGGCCGATACCCTATCCGAAGATGACATCATGGAGATGGCTTCTGAGTTGGCCGGAGACATTGAGCAAGACAAGAGTTCCCGCAAGGACTGGGAGAAAGCCTACACAGAAGGCATCAAGCTGTTGGGTTTGCAGTACGAAGAACGCACGGAGCCGTGGAGCGGAGCGTCCGGTGTGTTCCACCCCATGATTACAGAAGCTGTGGTGCGCTTCCAGTCAGAGACCATTACCGAGACATTCCCAGCCCAAGGGCCGGTACGTACAAAGATTCTGGGCAAAGAGACCCCCGAGAAGAAAGAAGCGTCTATCCGCGTTGAAGAAGACATGAACTACGAGCTGACAGAAGTCATGCGCGAGTTCCGCCCCGAGCATGAGCGCATGCTGTGGAGCTTGCCAGCCACCGGTTCGGCGTTCAAGAAGGTGTACTACGACCCCAACATTGGCCGTCAGATTTCAATATTTGTACCGGCTGAAGACATCCTACTGCCCTACGGCACATCCGATCTGGACACCTGCTACCGCCTGACGCACGTCATGCGCAAGACAAAAAACGAGATTGTCAAACTGCAACAGGCAGGCTTTTACCGCGACATTGAGTTGCCTGACCCCAGCAAGGAACAAGACAACATCAAGAAGGCCAAGGACAAAGAAACTGGCTTCTCTGATATAAATGACGACCGCTACACACTGTATGAGTCGCATGTTGACTTGGTGTTGCGCGGTGATGAAGACAAAGGTGACGATGGCGAACCGACCGGCATAACACGTCCATACGTAGTTACCCTAATCAAAGGCTCAAACGATGTTCTGGCCATCCGTAGAAACTGGGAACAGGAAGACCCACTTGAACTCAAACGACAACACTTTGTTCACTATCAATACATCCCGGGTTTTGGAGCTTACGGCTTCGGCCTTTTCCATCTCATTGGTGGGTATGCAAAATCAGCCACCAGCCTCATGCGACAGCTTGTTGATGCTGGCACGCTGTCTAACCTACCCGGAGGTCTTAAATCTCGCGGCATGCGCATCAAGGGAGACGACACTCCCATCGCACCCGGAGAATGGCGTGACGTAGACATTGGCTCTGGTGCGCTGCGCGACAGTATCCTGCCGTTACCGTACAAGGAGCCAAGCCAAGTTCTGATGGGTCTGCTTGGCCAGATCGTAGAAGAAGGCCGCAGGTTTGCCGCAACAGCCGACATGAAGGTGTCAGACATGTCTGCCCAAGCCCCTGTGGGCACCACACTGGCGCTTTTGGAGCGCCAGCTTAAAGTTATGAGCGCCGTGCAAGCGCGGCTGCACTACACGTTTAAGCAAGAGCTGCGTCTGCTGGCCGCGATCATCCGCGACTACACCGACCCAGACTATGACTACGATCCGATTGATGCCCCACGCAAGGCCAAGGCTTCTGACTACGACCACGTAGACATCATCCCCGTGAGCGACCCGAACGCGGCCACCATGAGCCAGCGGGTTGTGCAGTACCAAGCAGTCATTCAGATGGCGCAGATGGCACCGGATATTTATGACCTGCCACAGCTTCACAGGCAGATGTTGGCGGTGTTGGGTATCAAGGATGCCGACAAGCTCGTGCCCCTGCCGGACGACCAGAAGCCAAAAGACCCTGTGTCCGAGAACATGGCCGCACTGCGTTTGGAGCCGTTGAAGGCGTTCTTCTACCAAGACCACGAGTCGCACATCAAGGTGCATATGATGGCGATGCAAGACCCCATCGTCATGGAACTGATTGGCCAGAACCCCAAAGCTCCGCAGATTCAAGGCGCAATGATGGCCCACGTTGCTGAGCACGTAGGCTTTGCCTACCGCCAGAAGATTGAGCAGCAGATGGGTATGCCCCTGCCACCGGAAGACGACAAGCTGCCGCCTGAGATGGAGATTCAGTTGTC